CTATGAAGCCGGGTCAGGATATTTCTGGAAATCGTATTCCGGTAACGGGCAACGAGGCTACTTTTGGTCATAACGGCTACCCAAATGATGTGCCTAGCACTCAGACGGTTAAAACTCGTGGCACTGGGGCGGCTACAAAAGGCACTAACTCTAGTAAAAAATTGGGGTAAGTTGTGAACTACTCGACGTTGTTTCAGACCATCCAAGCGTATGCTGAGAATAATTTCCCAGATACGGTGGTCGCGACCACTACGGCTACGACGACATCTTTTCTTACAAAAGATCAGGTGGATACATTTATTCGTCAGGCGGAACAGAGGATCTATAACAGCGTTCAACTTCCTGTCTCTCGGGAAAACGTAACGGGTAACTGTACAAGCGGAAATAGGTTTTTAACCACCCCTACAGATTGGCTCGCTACATTTTCACTAGCCCGGATTGACGCTAATGGGTCTCAAGAATACCTGTTGAACAAAGATGTTGAGTTTATTCGGGAGGCTTTCCCAATTCCTACCGATACAGGTGCTCCTACTCATTATGCTATTTTTGATGAGAATACATTTATTCTTGGGCCAACCCCCGATGCAGACTACAACATGGAGTTGCACTACTACGCCTACCCAGCGTCTATTGTTACGTCTGGTACAACTTGGCTTGGTACTAACTTTGATTCGGCGCTTTTGTATGGATCGTTACTTGAAGCCTACGCCTTTATGAAGGGCGAAAAAGATGTTAACGATAATTACGTAGCCCGTTATAATGAAGCGCTTGCCATGTTGAAACAACTTGGTGAGGGTAAAGACCGTCAAGATATGTATAGAACTGAACAAGCGAGGTATCCAGTCCGATGAGTACAATGAGCGAAGTAGCCTTTCTTTTAGGTGGCAGTCAGGTCAAAGTATTAACAACTTCTGGTCGTGGGTTTTTACCAGAAGAAGTTGCAGAACGGGCCTTAGATAAAATTATTTCTGTAGGTTCGCAAACGCATCCTGCTATTAGAGATCAAGCAGAGGCGTTTAAAGATCAAATCCGTCAGGTTTTGGTGTTTTATATGAAGGAAGCCATTAAGTCGCACCATACGACGTTGGCTATCAAGTTCAGGAAAGCAGGACATCCTGAGTTTATTAAACTTTTAGATGAATAAAGGAGCCTAATATGGCTATCACGCAAGCAATGACAACCTCGTTTAAGGCCCAACTTTTGTTGGCTGTACACGATTTCCGTCCCTCAGCGGACACCGGAGCAGATACGTTTAAACTTGCTCTGTACACTTCTTCGGCTTCTTTGGATGCCAACACAACGGCGTACACTGCTTCTAACGAAGTTTCGTCATCCGGTACTAACTACACGGCTGGTGGACAGGCACTAACCAATACAGGTGTAACGGCAACTAATATTAACGCCAACACCGGTACAGGCTTTACTGACTTTTCCGATGAGACCTTCACGAACGCCAACTTTACGGCTCGTGGTGCGCTGATTTATAACAGCACTCCTTCGGCAAACAGCAATGCTAATACCACGCTAACCAATGCATCAGTTTGTGTGTTGGACTTTGGTGCAGACAAAACGGCTTCGGACGGTGACTTCACCATCATCTTCCCAACCAATGACGCATCAAACGCAATTATTAGGATTGCTTAAATGGCATTTGTTTTCGCAGATAGGGTTCAAGAAACCTCGACAACAACTGGTACGGGTACTATTACTCTTGCTGGTGCGGTGTCGGGGTTCCAGTCATTTTCCGCCGTAGGAGATGGCAACTCTACCTATTACGGGATTGTTAACGCTAACGGTGAGTGGGAAAATGGGGTTGGCACATATACGGCCTCTGGTACCACCCTTTCCCGCACAACCGTATTGTCGTCTTCAAACAGCGGCAATTTAGTTAACTTTTCTGCTGGAACAAAAAATGTTTTTGTTAACTACCCTGCTGGTCGGGCTGCGGCTTACGATACAGCAACTCCTTCTACTGGATCTTTTAACATCTCAGTAGGAACGACAGAAGAACGCCCATCTTCTCCTTCTACTGGAATGATTCGGTACAACACAACAGAATCCCAGTACGAGGTTTATAGTGGCTCTGAGTGGAAATACTTTGCTCAATCAAATTATGGATATTCCGTATCTTACTTAGTAGTTGCTGGTGGCGGTGGGGGTGGATTTGATAGAGGTGCGGGCGGTGGTGCTGGAGGGTTTAGAACAAATAGTGGTTTTGCTTTAGATCCGGACACTGCTTATACGGTTACAGTCGGTGCTGGTGGGGTGGGAGGAACAGGCCCGGGGACTTCTAATCCGGGCGGCAGCGGAAGCAATTCCGTTTTCAGCACAATCACGTCTGCTGGTGGTGGTGGTGCTCCAAACGCAGAAGGCCCAGCCGCAAGTAGTGGCGGCTCCGGTGCGGGAGCGGCTGGTTCCCCAGCCCCGGGAACGGGTGGGTCAGGTAATACCCCAAGCACAAGCCCTGCACAGGGTTCAAACGGGGGCGATAGCGGCGCTGGCGGGCCTAATTATGGGGCTGCTGGGGGCGGTGGCGCTGGCGCATCCGGATCAAACGGCACGGCTACGGCTGGCGGCAATGGCGGCAACGGAACAGCGTCATCACTATCCGGCTCATCAGTCACCTACGCTGGTGGTGGCGGCGGCGGTACATACGCTGGCGGAACCGTGGGATTAGGTGGTACAGGTGGTGGCGGTAATGCCGGTACTTCGGGCGGCGGTAATGGAACGGCTGGAACCGTAAATACCGGCGGTGGCGGTGGCGGAGGCTCAACCAGCGGAGATGCGTCAATTCGAGGCGCAGGTGGCGCTGGCGGCTCAGGTATTGTAATTATTAGTTACGCTGGAGCGCAACGAGGCTCAGGCGGTACAGTTACTTATTCTGGCGGCAACACTATCCATACTTTTACAACCTCTGGAACATATGACAGCACTAGCACCAACTACGCAGTAGAGTATCTTGTTGTTGCGGGTGGCGGCGGTGGTGGTACGGGCGGTGGTGGCGCTGGAGGATTTAGAACAGGTAATGGCTTTAGTTTAACTTCTGGTTCTGCCTACACTGTGACTGTCGGTGCTGGTGGTGCCGGTGGTACAAATGTTTCTTCAGCCTCAACAAGCGGAAGTTCTTCTGTCTTTTCATCCATTACCTCTGCTGGTGGGGGTCGTGGAGGTAATCAAGGAGGATACGATTCTAGTACAGGCGCAACCGGAGGTTCTGGTGGTTCAGGTGGTGGTGGAACTGCTTGGGGAGGGTCTAACCCCGGTGGCGCTGGAAACACTCCATCTGTATCCCCATCTCAGGGAAGCAATGGTGGCAATGGTTTTGAAGGCCCCTCAGCAAATTCTTCTGGGGGTGGCGGGGGCGGTGCAAGTGCTGTTGCCGCAAATGCAAGTGCCGATACTGGAACCGCAGGCGGCAATGGAACTGCATCTTCTATTAGCGGCTCATCCGTAACCTACGCAGGCGGCGGCGGTGGCGGGGCACAAAGCGCTGCGCCAACAGGAACTTATGGTTCAGGCGGTACTGGCGGAGGCGGAAACGCTGGAGGTGGTGGTGGAAGTGCAGGAAGTGTCAATACCGGAGGCGGTGGTGGCGGTGGTCGATATAACACTACTTCAGGCGGCGGTGGTGGCTCTGGTATTGTTATCGTTCGCTATCTCGGCGCACAGCGTGGCACAGGCGGAACGATCACATCATCAGGCGGTTACACAATTCACACATTTACAACTTCAGGGACGTATACAGCATGAGCCATTTTGCACGAGTTACTGCACAGGGCATTGTTGAGCAAGTCATTGTTGCTGAACAAGACTTTATTGACACTCTGCCTGATAAAACATCTTGGGTTCAAACTTCTTACAACACTCAAGGTGGACAACACCCAGAAGGACGTCCCTTGCGTAAGAATTACGCAGGTATTGGCTACACGTATGACCGTGTACTTGATGCGTTCATACCGCCAAAGCCTTATGCATCGTGGACGCTTAACGAAGATACTTGCTTGTGGGATGCGCCAACGCCTTACCCGACAGACGGAAAAACTTACAATTGGGACGAGAACACTCAGCAATGGGCTGAGATAGGGACATAAGTAATGTTTGGCTTCGGTGCTTTAGGTGCGGGCGCTCTTGGTTCTCCGGCTCCAATAGCACCAAGTTCTCCAAGTGGTGCCGGATGGGGTGTAGGAGAGTATGGAGCAGGTAGTTTTGGTTTAGGCGACCCAAACGCTTTAGTAAATGTTACTGGAGTAGTTGGTAGTGCGTTATTTGATCCGGTAGGTGTTGCCGCAGGTGGAGAAGTTGAACCTGCTGGTGTGCAGGCTGAAGTAGAACTTGGGCAAGACCTTGTAACTGCCGGTGCTAATGCATCTATAGTTGGTACAGAAGCGACGGGAGAAGTTGGTGTAGTTACGTTTAATCAAGTTGCTAATGTTTATGTAACAGGTGTAG